TATACCACTGTATCCGGTGTCGGGCCCTGCTTTGCGGATAACTCCTGCATTTATTCCGACACAAACACTGTTCTTTCACCGTCTGAAATAGATTCTTTTACGTCCACGATTACGGATAAGAACATTGCAGCTGGTGTTGCACTGCTGCTTGAATCCGATCCTGATCTCCAGCCTTTTTTAAAGCCTCAGTCTTGGCCAGCTTTAGCAGGTGATACGGTTGTAACCTCCGGCCCCGCGACAGTCACGGGTGAAACTACGGTTTCTACCAAAACCGAAAACGGCCACACCACAACCACGACTAAAGCCGTCCAGTATGGTCTGACCTATACTCCTGGCAAAACAGCCGTCAAGACCACCACCACGACAACCACTGCTGTCGACGGAGTGAATACTTCTACCGTTATCGAATCTAATGCCTCCGGTACGGTCGATAACTCGCCAGAAACAGCGCCGTCTACTGAAACGGCTCCGGCTGAAGATCCGATTACCGATTGTGCCTTTATGCCTACTGTTTGCGCTTTCCTCGACTGGTTTAAAACGCCTGAAGCCGCACCTGCTGACGTGGACCTGCCTACTATTGCTACTGATGACTTGGTTAAGACCTATGCTGGTCCGAGCCTTTCTAATTCCTGTCCTGCGCCTTTCACTGTTCATACTCAATTCACGGGAACTATATCTATTCCAGTCAATGCGCTTTGTGATCTTGCATCTTTAATTCGTTACCTTGTTATCTCGGCTGCTGGCCTTTTAGCAGCCTTCATCATCTCTGGAACTAGGAGGGCATAGGATGGGGTCGTTAGTTTATGGCTTTGTCACTTGGATGCTTGGCAATGCTGCTGCACGTCTTTTGACCGGCGCTGGTCTTGGCGTTCTTTCGTTTGCTGTGCTCAATACTATTATTAATAGCTTTCTGGATTCGGCTGTGAGTTCATTAAATGGTCTACCGCAATTGACTATTTCGCTTCTTGGGTTGGCTGGCGTTGGTACTGGTATCTCTATTGTCGGCGGTGCTTTACTGACAGCAGCAGCTATTAAGTCTGCATCTGTTGCGGTAGGGATTAAGAAGTGATTAACCTAATAACCGCGGTTCCCGGCTCTGGAAAAACACTTTGGACTATTGGCGAAATACTCCGTCTACAAAAAGAAGGCAGAAAAGTTTATGCAAATATTGTGGGTTTGCTTATTGATGGTGTCTTGCCTTCACCTGACGACTGGCGGGAAACGCCAGAGGGCTCTGTCGTCATATATGACGAATGTCAGGAAATTTTCCCTAGCAACGCAAAACCTGGTCTTGTCACCGATGAAAGACTTACAGGAATGGAGCGCCACCGGCATACTGGCCACGATTTGTATTTTATTACTCAAGCCCCTACTTTCGTCCATCACCACATTCGAAAGCTTGTCGGCCGTCATCTGCATCTGTATCGGCCTAATGGAATGCAGGGCGCTAATATCTACACTTGGAACTTTACTTGCGACTCTCCGAACGATCGTCAAGAGCAAGAGCGCGCAGATCATGAAATCTGGAAATTCCCGAAAGATAATTACAAATACTATAAGTCGGCGACTATTCATACCCATAAATTCCGCTTTCCTAAAAAAATCGGTCTTGTGATATTTCTGATTCTCTGTGGGGCTTCTTATGTTGGCTATCAACTGAAAGATGGTTTATTCAGCCATACCGATAAAGTTGCCAATATTTCCGATACCGGCAAAGGGGAAAAGGCAGAGCCTCCCCTGCCGGTCGTTGCTTCTACTAATTATGCTTGGTCATCTGCGCCTTCTGCTGTTCCTGTTGCTGGCTGCATTGGCTCTGAAGCGCGCGGTAAATGTATGTGCTTTGATAAAGATGGAACCACTCTCGCGATGGATGATGGTCAATGCTTTTCAGTTATCAATTCTCCCCTTCCCCGTTCCTTTTCTTTTGAAAAGAAAAAAGACTCATAAATCGGCATTCCTTCCGCAAAAAGTCACGCCTTTTTGCCATTAGTACCTTCTTTCGGTCTGAGAACTCTTCTAAATGGTTGGGCCCGCTGTCGGCTCGGCTGCGTTCTCCGCTGGCTCTGCCCGCTCCGCACTTCGTCGCACCCTGATCACCGCTTTTTGATCCTCCAGACGCGCACAATCTGTCTCCTGAAGCGGCCCGAGCGCGAGAACGATGACTAGCGAAGCGCTGCCCCGAAGGGGTCGTAGCGTAGCGAAGATCGAGTTCTCCGCGCGAAGCGCTCGGGCCGCTTTTGATCTGTTGTTGCTTTTTCTACTTCGTGCAGTTACTTTTCACCGGACGAAAAAAAACGCGCTTCCCCTTTACCAGCAGAAAACGCGCCCTAGACAGCCGTGATATTAGGTAAAGATCGGAAAGCGTGCAACCTCTTTTTATAAGGTTTTGCACAATGTCTGACTCTCTCCCTGCTTTTGAGACCGCAAAGCGGTCTGGGCTTGTCTCTATTAAAACAAGTGACACGGCCCTTGATCTTCATACCTGCGGTGCTTTTCCGGTTGGTGTTATGCCTTCCAGACCCGATGCAATCTTGATTGATCAGGATGCAATGCGTCTTAAACGCCTTAAAAAAAACGTCATTACCTCCGCCCGTTACCATGTCCGCGAAACGGTACGGCATAAGGCTTTGATGGTCACTCTCACTTATCGACCTGACGTTGAATGGAATGCTCGCCAGATCACCCATTACCTGAAATGCGTTCGTATGTGGCTTTCTCGAAAAGGTTTGCCTTGTCGTTACGTCTGGGTCTTTGAGCTGACCAAAGCTGGCCGCCCTCATTACCACGTGCTTTTCTGGCTTCCAAAAGGTATTACCATGCCCAAGGCTGATAAACGTGGCTGGTGGTCGCATGGCATGACACGTACCGAATGGGCCAAAAACGCTGTCGGTTATCTGGCTAAATACGCCTCAAAAGGTACTGATGACGTTATACCGAAAGGCGTTCGTCTGTACGGTGTGGGCGGTTTAACTATCGGCTCACGTCTTAATCGCGCTTGGTGGAACCTTCCGACCTGCGTCCGTCACTGGGGCTTTCCTGCTGATTTGTGGCGTCGTTGTGCTGGGGGTGGCTGGGTTTCTCGACGTTCTGGAGAATGGCGGCAAAGTCTGTGGTCGGTTTCTCTTGTAGGAGGTCGCGTCTTTGCCTTTCCACGTCCCCACACCATCGAGTCACCATTAGATAAACTGATTCAATCATTGAAACTCTGTTGCTGGCACACAACGCTTTGAAACGGCTGTGCAGTTCCTCATTCTCCAGTTTTAATGTTTTCCAAAAAACTCTTGACATGCAAAAGCCCTTTATCTACTTTTGCCATGCACCTTTGCTACTTTTCGACAATGTGAGGTTTTCCACTATGCTTCGATTTGAAATTGAATCCCAACAGATCGCAACGCGATCTGGCATTTCTTCCAAAACGCAAAAGCCATACACCATCCGCGAGCAAAACGCGCTCCTTTTCCGCGACGGTGAAAAATATCCAGAGCGGGTAAAAATTACTCTGGACGATGGCACCACTCCGTATCCAGTCGGTAATTATCAGCTTCACGATCTGTCGTATTCGGTCAACCGTTACGGCGCTTTACAGGTTCGTCCTGTGCTTTCGCCATTGGCAAAAGCGGTGGCTGCGTAAATGTATGTCTGCGCTCAACTTGATGGCACTTTATGTACTGCTTGGGTCGAGCGCGCTAATTTGCTTCCGCCTCTTTCACTAGAGGCGGGTGCAATACTCGGGGGTAGTGTTCTGGCCGTCTACGTTACCGCGTGGGGGCTATCACTGCTGGTTCGTCAATTGCTCAACCAATGGTAAGGGGTTCTTTATGAACACTGCTGCTCTGGTAACCGCTGTTCAGGGTGTCGGCACCGACATTACCGCAGTGGGTGGCGCGATTGTTCTGGTGGCTGCTGCTGTTATGGCATTCCGCTGGATCAAGGCGTCATTCTTCTAAGCAACACAACCGGCCTTCGGGCCGGTTCTTTTTTGGGGGTTTTATATGGGTGAGGAGCATTTAGGGTGGCTTATCTTCTTCGTTATTGTCTCGTCGGGCTTCTTTCTGTTGCCTCGCTGAATGCTTTTGCCCTTCAGTCTTTCGATACTATTTCTCCTTCCGGTACTGCTGGCACTGCATCAGTCGGCACTTCCTCAGTTGCGGCCAAAACAGTGCGCAACTGGAATAAAGCTATTGATTTGGGTAATGGTCAAAAATTCAAGTTTGGCGCGATTGAAACGCGCAATTATGGCTGGGGAACTATTCGAACCGGCATTTCCAAACTGCTTAAAATCAAGCCTTCAGCCCTTGCCGTCAATGTCGGAATCATGGCTGCCCTCACTGGCGTAGGTTATCTGCTTGATCCTGCCAACAACTCTATCCAGAAAAAAGTTAAAGAACCTGAACCTTCCTCGTCTGGTCTTACTGGTTTTACTGCTGGTGAAACACCATACGGGGTCCAATCCTCTCCAGCAGCTGCTTGTCAGGCGTATGCAACCTATCTAGCTGGTGGTGGTGCGTTGGGTTATTACTATTCACATTACAATCCTGTTGATCCCTATCCAGCAAAATCCCAATCATTTTATTGCTATTTCACCACGCCATCCGATCCTGTTGCCTCTGCATATACCACTGTATCCGGTGTCGGGCCCTGCTTTGCGGATAACTCCTGCATTTATTCCGACACAAACACTGTTCTTTCACCGTCTGAAATAGATTCTTTTACGTCCACGATTACGGATAAGA